GCAGCCCATGTCACGGAGCGTGAGTGGAAGGCATCCAACTGATACTCTCTAGTTCCCCCCGATGGGGTGCGCTTCTGCTGATCCAGAGGCGCACCCCATTTCTATTTGTGAGAAGATGAGAACAAATCAAAGGAAGCAACATGGGTGGCAAAGGAAGCGGTGGACATAACAGGAAACCTGTTGAGCGCAAAGTGCGCACAGGAAATCCGTCTAAAAGAAAACTGCCTGAAATCCCTACAGCCACAGTGACTGCGCTTCCTTACACTCATGTGCCTGAACCTCACCGCCCACTTGGTGAGGCTGGTCGCAGACTGTGGGAACAGGTGTGGCAGTCAGGTGCTGGATGGCTGAAGCATCAGATGGATACGGAACTTGTGTTGATGTTGTGTGAGGCTACGCAGGAGCGCACCGTGTTGCGTGTTCGGTTGCAGCAGAACCCTGATGCGTGGCGTGACCGCAGAGCGTTGCGTGAACTGGATCGCCAGATCATCACTCTGCTTGGGCAGATAGGATTCACTCCATCAGAGCGAGGACTGTTGGGAACTGGAGAGGTGAAACAGCATGAGTTCAGCGACCTCCACAGGCGCATTGCCGAAAAGCGTTCAGCCAGCAAGTAAGTGGAAGCCAGCGTTCTACACGCCACGCAAATATCCCACTACTGACGGTGACGAGATCATTGCGTTTGCTGAAGCGCACTTTCAAGTTCTCAAAGGTTTCAAGGCTGGCTCACCACTGGAGTTCACGAACTGGCAGAAGTGGTTGCTGCGTTCTTTGTTTGAGCGCAACGACACAGGCAGGCTGCGTTATCGCAGAGCGTTGATTGGTTTGCCACGCAAGAACGGCAAGAGCCTCATGATGAGTGCTGTCGGTGTGTATTCAATGATTGCTGGTGAAGCAGGCTCAGAGATTTATGCTGTAGCCAACGACCGTCAGCAGGCTCGCATCATCTTCAATGAAGCCAAGCAGCAGATTCAGAACTCTCCTCTGCTCGCTGCAGAAGCGACCGTGTATCGGGATGCGATTGAGATGCCACGCTTTGGCTCAGTGTTCCGTGTGCTGTCTAGTGAGGTGAGAGCGCAGGCTGGACTCAACCCTTCAATCACGCTGTTTGACGAGGTGTGGGGGCAACCCAATGCTGATCTCTTTGATCAAATGTCGTTGGGATCGGGAAACAGAATTGAACCGATGATCATCAGTATCACGACTGCTGGCTTTGATTTGGATTCGCTCGCAGGAAGGATGTACCAGTACGGGAAGCAGGTTGCTGCTGGCGAGGTGGATGATGAGACATTCGGGTTCTGGTGGTGGGAAGCACCAGAGGACTGCGATATCAACGACCGTAAAGCGTGGATGATTGCTAATCCGAATCTTGCTGAAGGCTTGCTTGATCCAGAGGATTTGGCTTCTGCTGTGAAGCAGACAGCAGAGAGCAGTGTGCGCCGTTGGCGATTGAACAACTGGACACGCTCACAAGAGTCATGGCTTCCAACTGGGGCGTGGGAACAGTGCGTGGATCATCAGCGCACCCTTGATCCTGATTTGCCTGTGTGGGTTGGTATTGACATGGCTCTCAAACGAGACACGATCGGTGTTGTTGTGGCTCAGCCACAGGAGGAACGGGTTGTGGTGCGAGCCAAGATTTGGCAACCACAAGTGGATGGTGTGGATGTGGCTGGCGTGGAAGCGCATCTCAGGGAACTGCACAACACCTATCAGGTACAAGAGTTTGTTTATGATCCAGCGTTCTTTGAGCGCAGCGCAGAGATTCTGTCAGATGAAGGACTCAACATGGTCACATTCCCACAGTCAGCGCAACGCATGATTCCAGCCTGTGGCAACGCTTACGAGATGATTGTGGCTCGCAAGATTTCCCACGATGGCTCACCGATGTTCACTGATCAGGTTCTGTCTGCAGCACAACGCATGAGTGCCAACGGATGGACACTGAGCAAAGGCAAATCCAAGCGCAAGATTGACGCTTGCATTGCTATGGTTATGGCTCTAGATCGTGCAACAAGAAAACCACCAGAAGAACCCACACCATCAGTATTGGACATTTGGACATGAACCTTCGTCAGATCATCACCACCAGCCTTGAAGTAATCGGAGGGATTTGCATAGTTGCAGGCATCTGCTCCTTTAGTGTTCCTGTCGGTGTTATTGTGGCAGGAGTATTGATGGTGATTGCTGGAGGTCTAGCAGCATGAGTTTGTGGCGAAACAGAGAATCCCGTGCGCTCCCCACCTCTATTGATCCGTACCAGATCACCGCACGACCTCTTTACAACAACTGGTCTGGTGAGGTAATCAACGAGGTTACAGCGTTCGCACACACTGCTGTTCTTGCTGCAGTCACGATTCTTGCTGATGCTATCGCATCAATGCCAGTGGAACTGACTCGCACACGAGGAGGAAGAATTGAGAAGTTGCCAACTCCATCCGTCTTGCAGAAACCAAACGACCACCAGAATATGTTTGAGTTCGTTCACCAGACCATGCTCACTCTTGCGTTACATGGCAACGCATACATCTATGCGCCACGAGGATCAAACGGACTTCCAGTTGAGATGCGCAATATTCACCCCAGATCGGTCAGAGGAATTGTAGAAACCGATACAGGTGAACTGATTTATGACTTGGGCAAGATGAAGTATTCCTCAAAGGATGTTCGTGCGATTCACTGGATGCTTCTCCCGAATCAGCGCATCGGTATCTCTCCACTAGAGGCGATGCGCAACACTGTCGGAACTGGTATCGCAATGGATCGTTTCCTTGCACAATTCTACGGTGAAGGCGCAACCCCATCATCGGTGTTGGAGACTGATGGTGCGCTCACCAAAGAGCAGGCACAGCAGATTCGTGATGCTTGGATGGAAGCGCACAACAAGCATCGCAAGCCAGCCGTGTTGCAGGGTGGATTGAAGTGGCGATCAATCACCACAAGCGCAGCAGATATGCAGATGCTGGAACACAAGGAATCCATCATTCGTGATATCGCTCGTGTGTATCGCATCCCACTGCACCTCATCATCGGTACTGGTGGAGACTCGCAGACCTATCAGAACATTGAAGCGTTGGGTTCAGCGTTCTTCAAGTATTCGCTTCTTGGATGGGTGCGCCGTTTAGAGTCCTGCTTCAGCGAGATGCTTCCTGCACCACAGCAGGTTCGTTTCAATCCTGAAGAGTTCCTACGAGCAGACCTGATGACTCGCATCCGTGCGCAGCAGGCACAGATCATGTCTGGAACAATGACACCGAATGAGGCTCGTGAGATTGAGAACCGTGAGCCGTATCAGGGTGGAGATCAGTTCGTTATGGGTATCGCTGGCTCACCGATCGCTGGTGTGGAAGGTGGCGACCTGCCAACTCTGGGAACGGATGATCTGCCACCAGAGCGCAGCCTGCGCAATATGCAGCCCATTCAGCCTCTTGTTATCAACGAGACTCCGCAAGATATCTCCATCAATATGCCTGAACAGCGTGTGAATGTGGAAGCACCAATGGTCACTCTGCAACCTCAGACCATCAATGTGCCTGAGACTGTGGTGAACTTGAATCTTCCTGAACCAAAGATTGTGCGCAGGAAGGTTGAGCGTGACGCTGATGGTCGCATCATGACGATCATTGAAGAAAGGGTTGATGAGTAATGGCTGCTGGTTTGAGTTCCTATCTCGCTGATGCTTGGCTGAATGCGCTTGGCAACAACACTTCATTTGCTGTCACAACCGTGTATGTGCAACTTCATGTTGGCGATCCGTCATCTACTGGCACAGCCAACACTGCTACTGAGACAACTCGTAAGAGCGCATCATTCAGTTCAGCATCTTCTGGTGCGCTTGCCTCTGATGCTGATGTGACATGGACAAATATCGCAGGCTCACAAGACGCAACCTTCTTCTCTGCTTGGGATGCAAGCACTTCAGGGAACTTCTTGTTCTCTGGCACGATCTCAGGAAACCCGTACACGGCAGGCGACACCTACACGATTCCTTCTGGCTCCCTGTCTGTTTCACTGACGCTCGCAAGTTGAGATAAGCGATGAGCGTTCAACGCTTCACGCTTGACCAGTCACCGTTAGATGATGAGGCGTATGGGCTGGATGGTGCGTCACCAGCGTTTGTTCTGGATCGCAACACGCTTGATGGTGATGGGCTTCTAGACGGAACAGACTTCACAACAATCGGTGTCGCTACAGCATCAGGATCGCTAACTGCTACAGCAGAAGCAGATGTGACTGTTGTTATTCAGTCAATCGGTGTTGCGGAACTAGGCGCAATCACAGCCGCTC